TTCATGCATTGTGTATACCATAACCACGTTTCCTTACAAACATGATTGTTTCTCCTTGTTTATAAATTGAACTGGTCTTCAAGAAAATCCTTGCAGAATTGTTGAATTTGTTTTTGTAATTTTTTCTTTTGTGCTATTCGTTCACTCCGCATACGTGGACATCCTGATCGAGAGTTTAATTTTTTTAAATATGCTTTCCATTCTGCATAAGTTGGAATGTTTAAATCAAATTGTATCATGGCTTTTTTCTAGTATTTTAAACAAAGGTGATAGTTCATTTTTATACTGTTGCCATGATTTTACTGAATTTTTATAAATAGGTTTTCTAACTTGCACACAACTAGGCGATGGAATTGCTCTTTTGTTTTTATAAAAAGTAAGACAATTTTTATCCCAATCCAAATTACAAAAATCTAACAATTTTCTTGATTCAGATTCTTGATTTTCTACCAACTTTTCATATGATATATCGTAAATAAAATCAGGAAGCAGTTGTTTCCAAAATTCCATAAGGTTTTGATACAACTTATAATACTTGCCTACTTCTTCTAAAGAATAGGAAAAATAAACCTGTCCATCAAAAAAGTTTTTAAATAAAGACAAACAATTATCTTTTGGATTTCTAGTACAATGGATTATTTTAGAGTTAGGAAGAATTAATTTTATTAAACCAATCCATCTAAAATTACCTAGTTCTTTATCTGTGATATGATTTGTATTAAATCTATCTAAATTTTCTATATATCTTGTTCCCATTTTGTTAAAAAAGGATTGGTCTTTAATATCAAATTTTACAGGAAACTTTACTTTATCATTAATGATTTGTGCCAAGTCTTTTAGTTCACCAGCGCCATAAACTTTTTTATGGCTTGAGATTATCTGTTCTACCAAAGTTGTTCCACTTCTAGGCATACCAAGAATAAAAATTATTTTATTACTTTTGTTACCTAGATTATTAAGATTTTGAAAATTGATATTTGAGAAAGAACTTTTTATATCTTCAAATAATTTAACATCATCATCTATTTCATATTTTACAGCTTCTCTTTTTATTTTATTTCCTAACTTATAATTCTCAAATGACTTCTTGTAATTGCCAATGTCTTCATAGGCTTTGCCAAGAGCAAAATATAATTGTATTTTTTGAAAATTATCTAATGATTTATCCTGTATTTTACTTTCCATACTTTTTAGATGAGGATTATTGATGTCATATTTAAATGACATACTTATGTGCCTATCTGCTAAAGTAAATTTAGGATTAATTTTTAAAGCCGATTTAAAATGTTTATCTGCTTCTTCAAACTTTCCAAGTGCCTGACATTCTATTCCTAAATTGTAATGTTTTAAACATAGGAAATGTTGTTCAACTACGTTATGCACGTAATTTAAGGTTTTGGATTATCGTCTTTTATAGATTGAATTGCATCTTCCCAAGTAGTCGTACCATCTT